TATTATAGGATAACTGTTAGAACCTCCAGCAGAATGTCCACAAAAAGAGGGACTTCCTGAAGCAGTAAAAGCACCATCTCCAGTACCAGTTGTTAATCTATTTATATGTATAGTCTCTATATCCTTTCCATGAGAACTAGCGTTATAATTTCGCAAGGCACCAGTACTTACTTTTGGACCTAAAGCAGTTGAAGACTTGTTAACGGAATTATAAGGACCTATAACTATATTATCAAGAACCTTATCAGATGGGTCCATTCTAGGAAGGCTGGATAATCTCCATGTAAAAGACGAACCTACACTTAATCCTGCTAAATTATTCATAGAGGAATTTTTTAATGATATTGTATGTTCGTTACCAGGAAAGTCAGCCCCAGAATATGCTGCTATTTTTTTAGCCTCAGAATTAGCGCCAACATCTCCACCAGCTAAAGAAACACCATTATATATTCCTTGGTCAAACTCAAAAGAACTAACCTCAGTAAAGGTTCTTCCTTCTGGAGCAACTGTCCAAGCAGGAAATATTAATGAAGATGTCCCACTAGCTAGGCTACCATCACCATATTTAGGAGTCAATGTAACATCTATGGACTCTACATCAAAACCCTCTAAATAATTTCCGTATGCTATTCTATTATCACCTAGTAGTGTTTGTGTTCTAGCTTTTTTTGGTACGTTATCGTATAGTTTAGCTATTTCATTTTTATCAGCAAAAGGATATATTTTATCATTAGAAAACTCAAAATCTGTTTCTTCAGCTGATAAATATTTTTGATAATCATTTTTTACTTTACCTATTATGTAAAAGTTACCCCTATTACCCTGTTTATCTACGTCAAAGTCTTTACAAGTTCTAGCACATATTTCTATAAACTGTACTTGATGATTTCCATGAACTAAAGATATTTTTATAACATTGTCTTGATTTTGATTTCCATCTCCTAAATCAGGAATGTTATAAAACATTACACTTGAATGACTAGCATCACTTATGGGGCTCCATTCTGTAACTTGCTTATCAAACATGTGATATCTATATCTAAACTGAAAAGATTTGCCATACAGATTATTTTTACTAATATTAGAGTTTGTGTCAAATACAAATTTAGGCTTTCTGTAAGGAGGTTTTTTCTTAACAGAAACATATTGTCTTTTTAACTCTCTAGTTGTTAATCCAGGATAATTGTTAGCAGGAGAAGGAAAACCCCCATTAATATACAGAAAATACGGATAATACTTGTCTGGATTTTCATTTAAAATTTGTGAGCTAACAGCAGAGAATCCTCCACTTTCTAATTGAGCCATAGACCTTTTAGACTTTTCTACATTTATCTCTTGAGGCTCACCGTATCTATCTGAAGTAAAATATAATACATCTCCAACTTTATTGATTTCAGTTATTAAAAATCTTGACTGCCATCTAAAAACATTTCTTTCTGCACTACCACAGTCTTTAAAAACAATAGATATGGTATCACTCTGTAAATCGTATTCTAGTATGTGATGGTCATCTGCGGTTCCATACACAAAATAATACATTTTATCACTATGAGTGTCTTCATATGAGCCTATACAAATGTAATCTCTTGGATTAGTTTCAAATATTTTTGCGTTACCTGACATTATTATTTTGTTTTAAATTCTTCTACAAAAAAATTAAATCCTTTTTTTAAATTACCATTATCAACTTCAGTGCCTACAACATCAATTTTGAATATATCAGAGTCTGTAGTAGATGTAAATACTAAACATGGTAAATCAACTCCACTAATTTTTACACCTTTTTCAGAATATATTAAATTTATGCCTTTTGAGGATAAATCTGTTTTATGTAAGGTCTCAAATGATTCTAATACATCTACGATTCCTTCAATAGAGTCCATGGTCAATCCTCTGAATGCTGCTTGAGCTGGGAATGTAATGTCACTTCCAATTTTGTTAGTTGTTTTTGATGCAAAAAAATTAACTCCAAAACCTGTTATGGCTGGCATAGAGCCTGGTAAAAAATAAACTAAACTTTTAGGAACATTTTCTCCATGACTTTTTTTATGAGAATCTACAACATCTTTGTGTCCTACAGTAACATTGTTGTCTAAAGTTACTAATCCATTAGAGAAAGAATTTACACCATGACTTATTACTGGTTTACCAGTAGGATAAGTATAAGATTTTTCAGTAGTACCTGGTATATTTTGAAGCATACCAGCACTATTAGTCTCAGAGGATTGATTTCTAAAATTTAAAGCGTTTCTATAATCGCCCTCTTTTAAAAATCTCTCATCTTTATCTTGGTCTAAGCCACCTACAAAGTTTTTCTTCTCATTTATATTTGCCATTCAATTATAGTTTAGGAGCTTGTTTAAACGCTTTTCTAGTAGTTTGTAAAGCCTCGTACTTATTAAATGTATTCATTCTAGCTCTAGCTAATCTTTTTTGATTGTAAAATTCCTTTCTAGCAAACATCTTTTCGTTTGCATTTATACCTCTTTTTCTTTGTATTGACTTCCAGTATATAAATGAAGCTAGTGCTTCTTGAGCAAAAGTGTGTACTTTTATGTCATCTCCAGTTACACCTTGAGAGCCATCTGATATGTATTCTAAAATAATTCTTTCTAGCTGACCTGTAACAGAAGAAAACTCTATTGTGTTGTCATCTAAATTTTCTCTATAATATCCATTGGCATTGTTACCTCCACCAAAACCATATCTACCATATACACCCTCGTCTACATTGTCAAAGAAGTTACTATCAGACTCTGGGCTTGGAGGAGTAGCACCATCAACTAAGTTTAGTTTTTCTCTTCTACCTAGGTAGTGTAAGTCACCATCAGACCCTAGTACAGCTATATTAATAAATTTAACGTAATCTGTCGGAAGGGTAATAGTATTAGTAGCTGAATCAACAGTAAGCTCAACAGCCTTAATCATTCTTACAACATCAAAGTTTAATTCTTTTAAACCTCTTAGTCCTATGTTATAATATCTTAAAAACTCTGCTTGAGTGTTTTTACCTTCATCTACTAGTAATTCATTTACTACCTCTTCTAAAGTTACAAATTGTGCCATATTATCCTATGTTGTTGTTTTTAAAGTCTTCTTCTGCCGCCTTTAATAAGTTAATTGTTTCAACTAGATTCTTTACTATTATAGACTCCATGTCAGCTGGTATAGGATATGTAGCTGTATCAGCTAAAGTACTAGAAACAGCTATATAAGCCACGCTTACCGTAGCGGTAGCATCTTGATATAAGTATAAATCATTTCCTTGAATATACCAAAACTTTTTAGCAGAGCTAACTACTGTGTCGTGATATAAAGGATTAGTGTTTGCAGTAAAGCTGCCTCCACCGTAAGGCATTCTAATATATTCATATGAACTAGAAAAAACTCTAACTATACCCATATCATTTGGTAAAGTTATTGGTTGACTAGGTAGTTCTACTCTATTACTAGAAACAGATAGTCCAGTATCTAGTGTAATAAAGTCACCTGTAATTTCTAACTCAGCCTTGTTAGTTGTTGTGCTTTTAGTGTAAAATCTATCTTCTATTAACTGTCTTATAAGAGAGTCTCTTTCCTGGTCAATTAGGGCCATAACCTCTCTTTTAGATATTCTAGAGTCATCCGAAACATTACCACCGTCTAGTATTCTTACTATCTGCTCAGCTAATTTTGTTCTTGTTGTTGCCATTTAATTATTCTTTAGAAGATTCATCAAAGCTTGAGCCAAACGAAGTTACATCAGCTTCTCTCAAACTAACTCCTACATACTCCAATATTTTATGAAGTATATCTTTATGAGTGCTTGTAGGTAAAGTTAACTCTTGAGCGTCTGAAGCTGAAGCGTTGTATACAGCTACTCCATTAACTACAGTAGATGTCCATGTAGGAGCTAAAGGTTCTTTTATATATGTAATAATACAAGTTCCAGAAGTAGCTTCAGTTGAACTAGCAAATATTTCAAAGCCATCATCAATCATAACAGCTACTGGATACGCTGCTGTAGGAGCAACTAACTCACTACTTAATCTATTTTGTAATTTTTCATGACCTAACAACTCTACAGTGCTACCACCAAAAGTCATAGAAATAAAATGCAAAAATCTAGTAGGAAAACCAAAAGCACCATTATTAGCAGCGTTATATGTGATAGTTGCTTTTTCTACCACAGGTGCTAAATCATCTAGATTCTTATGTGTATTCTCCGACTTAAACTTCTCTTCTATAATATCTAACTGAGCCCTTGTTGCAGCTAAGTTAAACTCAGATGGCTTTATAAAACCCCTCTGGTCTTTGTTTGCTAAAAATTGAACAAATCTATATAACTCGTCTATTGTCATTTTT